CCGAGACTTGCTTGAGAATCTGTGCTCCAACATTTTCAAATGGATCTTCAAAATCAACAAAACGAGCAACGGTTACTCCGTCCTTTGTAATGATTGGTCTTTTATCTTTTTGTTGTAGGATTACATTTCTACCACCAGGTCCAAGGGTAGAACTTACAATGTTAGAGAGTTTTTCCACTCCGTTTAGAACTTTTTCTTGAAGAATCTTGTTTCCTTCGTATGCCTTCGCCATTAATCGCCTCATTTAAGTAATGTATTAACTGCTCTTGAAGCATTCTTTTATCTCTGTATGCTTGAGCCTTCTCCATTGTATCAAAGAATCTCATTTTTGCAAGAGCTTTTTCTTTTATTTCGTCCTTTAAATCGTTCCCTCTAACTTCCAAAACAAACTTACACTTCTCTTTTGGGGAATATGGTCCAGCGGTGAGTGGTTGAACATTTGGTATGTAATCAACAATCTGTCCGTATTTTCCAATAAATACCATATCAAGCGGTATGTATGTTTCTTTCATTTGGAAAGAATGAACATCTTCCTTTGGCATATCAAATAACATGCCGAGTCCTTCGTCAAGATTATGTCTCTTGGAAAGTCCTTTGTGACGAGATTGATCATCCATAGCAACTTCCACAACATAATGCTTCGAACCTATGCTAACATGACCAAATGGTTTTGTCAAGATCTTTTTTTTCATTATTTATCCTTCCGAGTCAGATACTCCAGGTGTTGCTTTGGTTGTGAATTGTCTAAATCCTTTTCTAACCTTTGTCATCGCTTGAAATGTATTTTCTGCGCTTTCTTTATTCATTGTTGAAAAATATGAGTTCATGCTTGATAGCACTTCTTGGTTGTCCTTAAGAATTTGATTCATTTTACCAACAAGAGTTTTTTGATACTCATTTGAAATTTGTTGCAATCTTTCGTCTGATAAATTAAATTCTCCTATTAAAGCTTCGGATCCTTTTATGTTTGCATCGATAACACCTTTTGATATACTAAATTGAGTTTCTAGTGAAAAAGAATCAGCATTTGTAAATAAGTCTTTGTTGTCTTCTATAAATTGTAGATTCCTAAACCTATCGACCATTGCCTCTCCGGCATTTCTGTAAGTGTTGTTCTCATATCCTGATTGTATTCTGCTCAAAATAGCATCAGATTCTCTTTCTGTTAAAACCGGGAAGTGTAAATAATAAACATTTTGATTCGAAGAAATCTTTAGACTTAGTCCTTCTTTCTGTATTAATTTGTTAATTGCATTTAAATCTACGCCATCTTTAAAAATAAAATTACCATTGTTTCCACCAGCCTCAAGAAAACCTTTTGGATAAGTTATTTGCGTAAAAAAGTTTTCATATGGTAAGACCCATTCATAAAATCTATAAATACCATTTTTAACATCTTTTGTGATAATTAAATACTCATATTCTTCGTTTCTATCAAGATTAGCAAATTTCTTACAGAGATTTAAAAAACTACCTTTGATTTTTAAACTGGTTGCTGATAAAGTTTTTATTGAATAATCTCTCACAAATTCTTCTCCGCCGGAAGACTTTTGAACTTTAATAACGTCAACAATTGAGTTATTTGCTAATTTTGAACCTTGAATGATTTGTGCAATAATTGTTTCCATTTGGAAACCGGCAGAACTTGCCTCTAGTTTTTCAAGCGCTTCTTTAAGTTCTTGAATTAACAATATCGATGAAAACGCAACATTAATTGGAAAACTCTTTACCTGTGCTTTGTCAGCGGTTAAGAAACTATTAACGGTTGATAAACGATCAGATAATAACTCACCTTGACCTTTAAACAATCCGGAGAATAATGATTGCAATTCTCTATATGCTTCTGTATCTGGATCTCCTGATAATAGATTTATTCTTGATTTTGAATAAATTGGACCAAATGCTTGCTCATTCAATTTTGATTCAATCATTTCAATTAACAATTCGTTTCCTTTTTTTGGAGCGAAATGTTTTTCAATTAACTTCTCAAGATTCATTGTTTTACCTCTGGAGTAATTAGGTTCTTAATAAAGATGAAGCCCAGTTTTTAGGCTGGGCTTCACTTGATTTCTTGGAGATTGCTTACCTGCTTATTTCTTCTTAGCCATTGCTGCTTTCTTTTTCTTCATCATCATTTCTTTTTTCTTGGCAGCTTCTTCTTTCTCTTTTTTCTTTGCAGCCATTTGCTTTTCTTTCATCATTTTCTTAGCTTTTGCTGCAGCTTTTGGATCTTTCTTTGCTTCCATTAAACGAGCCTTAACTCTGAGAGCAACTTTATTAACTAGGCGGTCAATTGCCTCTTGTAGAGCGGCTGGTGGTGGAGGTGATGCGCCTGCTGGTTCTTCGCCCTCTCCGCCTTCTGCTGGCTCCATTTCTTCTTCACCTTCTTCCTCAACCTTAACTTCCACGCCTAGTGTTTCTTGTACTAATTCACCAAGTTTCTTTACGAACTCTTTAATCTTTGCTTCCATTTGATCTCCACCTTCCATTGCTGGTGGTGGTTCTGCTGCTGGTGGTGGTGGCGCATCGGTTTCTGCTTGTTCTAGAAGTCTCTTTAATCTACTCATGCTTCTACGAATACTTTCCTTCATCGCCCCACAATCTCCTTCGTGGATTTTATGGCAGTGTGGGCATTTTTCTTTTTTCTTTGCTTCTTCTAGATCTTCGTCTTCTTCATAATCATCACTATCATCACCATCGCCATGTGGTTTTTTCTTTGCTTCTTCTAGGTCTTCTTCGCCTTCATAGAGATTTTCTTCCATCTCTTCTTCGTATGATTCTTCCATCATTGAGTCTTCTTCGCCATACATTTCATCTAGCTCTTCACCTTCTTCCATCATGTCAACATCGCCCATGTCATCCATGTCACCCATGTCGTCCATATCAAAGTCAACACTATTTGGATCCTCTGCTGTATCTACATTCGCGCCTTCTCTCAAAAACGGATTTGCTAGGGAACCAATACCAGCAAGTCCCATCATTCTCATTGTTGTTGATTCTGTTAAAAGTAAATCTTTACGTTTCGCCATTATAGTTTCTCCTTAAGAAATCATAATAAATAGTATCGAAAAAACTAAATGACCTCATCACAATTTCGCACATTTGATTTTATCTTTGACATTGCCTTTTCTTCAATCTGCTTTATGCGAACATAAGATACTCCGAGTCGTTTAGAAACTTCTTCAAGAGTTAAAGGTCCGTTTTTTCTTGTACAAACCAATACACAATTTAGATCATCTTTATAATCTATATAGTTTCTACAATCAGATATATCACAGGGAGTATTTGTTTTCTCACAGATTTCGTCGCAATTCATTATACCTCAGTCTGGAAAGTCTTCGTCAAGCAGATCATAAATATCATCTATGTCATCTTCACTTAGATTATATAACTTTTCGGTATTCTTGGCAAGCGTCTCTTGTTTAATAATATAATCTTTTTTTGCTCTACCAGCAATTTTATTTTTTTGTTTATAACTTTCTACAATACTTCTAACGTCTTTGTCTCCCGCTAAATAAAGTTCTATGAAGAAGCGAACTAATTTAGCGGGATGATTAACGTTTTCATATTTAAGATTTGCCATAAACTCTCCGTATTCATATTCAGAGAGATTAACAACAATTCTTTTCTGGTAATTTTCTGATAGTTTTTTATTTTCCATTTAAAATATCTTTGATAACTGAGGTTAGAGAATCTTTGTCAAATCCATTTTGAGGATATGGTAATTCTTTGAAGTGTTTTCCTTTAATGTAATAAAGTGTCGGAACTCCGTCTTCAATAAAAAGATCTGCTAGGTCTTCCTCTTCGTTTATATCTACGTCGTAGAAGCCTAACTGTGGGAATGATTGAGCAACTGCTTGGAAATCTGGTTCAAGATCAACACAGATTGGACAACCATCGCTCTTGAACTTTACAATAAATGGAATGTTTTTATCAACTTTGCTTTTAAATCTAAGCAGATCAAGTTTCTTCGTTTTCATCTGGTAAAAACTCCTTTACTTTGTCTATACATTCAGGACAGAACAACCTAACTAGTTTCTGTTCACTGCGAACTACCACCACCCAAGTCTGCGCCATCTCTTTTGACTTTTTATCAAAAGGTTTTTGGCAGGCAGAACATTCATCAGGCAGTCTTCCAAACATACCAATCTTGCTGGTAAGTTCTTTTTCCACCTCTTTCTTTGCTTCAACTGCTTTTTGTCTTTGTATTTTCCTTGTTGCGTTGCTCATTATTTATTTCCTGTTGATCCAAACCCACATTCACCTCTACTGGATACAGTTGGGGTATGAAGATAAAGATCTACTTCGCTTGGTAAACATTCAAATGTTGGTAGATTGACTTGATAAAAAATAAGTTGGGCAATTTTCTCAAAAGGATCAATTGTTCTTACTTCTCTTCCGATATTGTGAAGATTGATTTTAACTTCTCCAGAATATCCAGAGTCAATTACGCACGAACCAACAACCAAACTTTTCTTGTATGCCATACCAGACCTGTTTTTAACTTCACATACATAACCAATTGGTGTTGCGACTTGTAGACCAGTCCCAAGCAATACAGACTCTCCAGGAGCGATCGTCAGCGGTTCGTGACTGCAAAAATAAACATCTGCTCCAGCATCAGAAGGGTTTGCTCTTGTTGGTAAGATTGCTTCTGGTTTTAGTTTCTTAACATAAATCTTGTCCATAAATGAATAACCTCCATAGTTGTCTATGGAGGTTATCATAAGAGAACTAATTTGTCAACTAATTACGCATAAGTGCCAGAAGAGATTGCCACAAATACGCCAGCAACTGGTGTAGTTGATGTTCTGGCAGAGGACGAGAATTCTAGTATAAATCCTTGTGCGGTATTTATTGAGGCTTTTGTAAGGAAAAAGGCTTTTCTATATGAATAACCGCTTAATTCTGAACCAGATACAATCGTTGGACTAGTTGAGCCAGTTGTAATGTTTGTACCTATCATATATGGCACTGTTCCGTACAACGAACCATCAGACGCCTTCATAATTCTAATTCTATCAGACGCTTCTAACTCTCCGCCAACATAAACAATAACGTGAGTTGCAGAACCAGCGCCGGTGATTTGAGAACCGAATTTAATTGAACTAGTTGCAGTACTACCACCTAAATAATAAGGAACATAACCTGCTTGCGGACCATCATTAGAATAAACAATAACTGGAGCCGATACACCGTTTGCGCCAGATAAGTTTGTTTGTAATCCTCCAACAGCTGGAAAATAATAATGTTTAGTTGTAGCTGTTATACCAACCGCTCCACTCAACGATGTTCCGAGGAAAACCCCAGTATTTGTTGATTCGCCAGTTAATCCTGCTTTTGTCCAAGCACCATCTGCATTTGCTACAACATTATTTAATAATGTAGTAGAACCAGCTGTAAAAGTAGGGGTAACTCCATCCCTTGAGTAAGTTGCTATGTTAATGAGATTATTTTGATTAGTTGTGTTTCCACGATCTGCTTCGGATACATTTGTTAATCCTGCTGGATTTAAAACATCAAGTCTTAATGCGGCTGCTTTTCTTTTTCTGTGTCCACTTGCCATGTATTAGTTCTCCTCGAAAAGATTCACTAATAAATAGTATGTAGATTTCTTAAATACTATCCAACCATCTTCCAACTCTTAGAAATTCCTATGCAAGAAAATCCACCAAAGTTTTCATCGTAATTAAGTTTTGCAACATAAGGACGATTGAGATAAATCACATCTTTCTCTGTATCAACAGACCAGCACTTAACCTCAGTTGTCTTTCCGGTGTCATCAACAACATCTACAACATAATAGTTTTTATCATTCTTAGATCTTTTTGTTTCAAACGAGATTGGAACAAACCAGCATACTTGTAGTTCTGAATCATACTTTGAGATAGATGGAACATTGCTGTCCTCTAATCTTTTGTATAACTGAGGACTCATAACCATCGTCACTGGAAAGAATCCGAGAAGTTCAACACAATTGTTGATCACTTCATTTCTTGAGAAGTCACCCTCTCCTTTGAACTGCTCAATATAAGCATCAAACTTCTTCTTTGTTTTTGGTCGTTCATCGCAGAAAGACATCCAGAAATGTTTACGACCAGTGAAGCGATTATCCATTAGATCATCTAGCGCTCCACATCTAGCAAGAGCATCCAAACCTTTTTTGTTGAGTTTGGTGTAAGCAATTTTATCGTTAAAAAGTAAGTCATCAATTGTTTTAAATGGGCGATTATTAATTACCTGTTCAATCGCTTTCTCACCAAGACCTTTGATTGAACTCAAAGGTTGATAGAAAGTTTTGCCATTGCTTGAGCATTCCCATTGATCGCCAGAGTTATTTACATTTGGTGGTTCAACTTCATATCCAAGCGACTTAACGATTGAGATTGCTTTTGATTTACCATCATCCTTTTCGTCGTCTAGGTATGAAGCAATCCACTCATTTGAATAATAAGTAAGAAGCCATGCACACTGATAAGAAAGAATGCTATAGCAAACGGCGTGAGACTTATTAAAACCGTAACCGGAAAAGAACTCAAATGTCTGCCAAAGGTTTTGAGCATCTTCTTGTTGAATACCTTTTTCGAGACAGCCTTCAATAAACTTTGTGTGAATCTCATCTTTAACCTCGTGTCCTTTACCTGTGCCTTTCTTGGTTAGGACTTTACGCAGTAAGTTACCTTCATCCAAAGTTAGATCTTTGCCCAACTTGTGAGCAATCAAAGCAATTTGTTCTTGGAATATTAGGAACCCTGCGGTTTCTTCTGTGATTTCCTTAACGATTGGATGTAGATATTTGATTGAACTCGGATCTTCCTTAGCCGTGACATAATTTTCGTCCACTTTTGCCGACAATGGACCTGGGCGATAAATAGAAGTAATAGCAGAAAGATCAATAATACTACGAGGCTTTGCACGTTTACAAAACTCTTGAGCGCCCTTCTCAGCGAACTGAAAGATCGCCGCCCATCGTCCTTCATGGAATACATGTTCATAGACCTTTTGATCGTCAAAGTTTATTGTTGACGGGTGGAGATTCTGTTCGTAGAAGGTTTTGATGTCTTTGAAGGTGGGGTTTGCATTACCTTGTTTAATGAGGACTCTACGGATCGTATTCTCAATAATACGAAGAGTTGCGAGGCCAAGAATATCAAACTTAATAAACCCAAGAGGTTCCAAGTGTCTAACATTCTGTCCCTCGCTCCAAGGTGTTTGAGTTACTCCACCACTATTAATTAGTGGCATGAAGTGTGAAATGTTCTCCGATACAATAACTCCACCCGCATGTCTTGATGCGGATCTTACTTGACCTTGTAATGCTTTAATATGCTTGCCGACCTCTGGATATTTGGCAAGAAATTTCTGTAAGGTTGTTGAGAACTCCAAACACTCTTCAAATGTTGGAGTGTAAACACCAGCAGTAATACCATGTCTTTCTTTGGCAGGAGCAGTTGCTTCCTTAACCATGACAGAAGTTGTATCATTTACCTCCGTGAATGGAATACCATAAAGCTTGCCAACATCTTTAATTAGAGAACGAAGTTGTAGAGTATTCCAATTTGAGATTGGAACAACCGAATCTTGACCCCACTCTTCAATCAACATTTGTTTCAGCGTCATTGGATCGCTTGTGTCATAGTCAATATCTGGGTAATCCTTGGCATTCTTTTGCAGGAAGCGACTAAACAGAAGACCATACTTGATTGGGTCAATCTGAGTAATATTCAGAAGATAAGATACAAGAGAACCCGCCGCCGAACCACGACCAGCACCAACAAGTTGATTCTCAACGGCTTTATCAGCGATCGCTTTCATCGTCAAGAAATACTTACAGAAACCACGGTCTTTAATAACAGTGAGTTCTTCTTTAAGTCTTTCGATGTATTCGCGGTTTTTGTCCAAGCCTTTCTTTCTCATAGAGGAGGAACATAATTCAATCAAAGCCTGAACGTCTGTCTTACCCTCTGGAACAACGAAAGAAGGTAGACGAACCGTTGTATCCGGTAGAAACTCCTCAATCTGTTCGTGAGCAATCTTCCAAGTATTCTCGAACGACTCGCGAACAAGATCGTCATCATACTCGTTAAATGTCTGAGTGGAATACTTTTTATAAGCGTCCCACATCTGCTGTCCATTCTTAGGATAGAGTTCAGACATCAGTTCTTCACGCTTTGATGGAAGAGAATCCAAAGACATATTCTTTGAACCCAACCATCCAAGCATCTTGTAGATTTCTCGCTCTTTCCACAGATCAGGACGAGGATAGTGAGAGTCGCAAGTGGAAACAAGTTTAACACCGTTTTCTTTGGCAACCTTGATTACCAATTTGTTAATCTCATGTTGCTCATGATAAGCATTCCACTGTAGTTCACAATAGAAACGATCACCAAGAATTGCCTTGAAGTTCTTGACAACTTTGGTCATTTCTTCCAGAACCTTTTCTTCGCCTTCGTCTTTGTGTTGCCAGAAGCATTTAGACAAAGGACCGCCCATGCAAGCAGTCAGGGCAATAACACCCTCGCTGTGTTGCTTAAGCATTTCATAATCTAGACGAGGAAACCGATAAAAGTTTCCTGGATTGTAAGACTTGGAAACCAACTGAAAAATATTTGATAGACCTTTCTGGTTTTGAGCAAGAAGAACCAAGTGAGCACGAAAGTTAATGAAACTCTTTTCATCCTTCTTTGATTCTTCTTCATCTTCTACGACAATTCCGGATTCTTCATCGTCGTTTTTCTTTGACTTCTTTTCTTCTTTGTATTTATCGTATGCCTCTTTCCATTCTGGAATGGATGGAATGAAGTATGACTCGACACCAAAGATTGGTTTAAAGTTCTTTCCTTCTGCCTTCATCTTCTTCGTGTGAAGAACTTGATAAGACAAACCATTCATGTTGCCGTGATCGGTCAACGCAAGAGCATCTGCTCCATTACCATAAGCAAAATCAATGTGTTCATTCGGGAAACCAAGTCCATCGAACACACTGAAACAACTATGGCCGTGTAAATTTACAAACTTGATTCCCATAAAACTCCTTAAAACTTACAAATCTTTACATTCATACGGTGAATAATATCTTCTACCGTTTCTCCGCCGGTAAATCCTAATTCTCTTTCTACTTCGTTGATAAATTCAGACTCTAGTTTCGGATCTAGTTCTTCTCTGAAACTCTGCTCCGCCAAAGAGAAGAAGTTCATAAACAACTCTTTCTGGCGAGTGGAGAGCAAATCAAATACATCAGGTAGGTCTAGTTCTTGTAGATCTCCTGACGATAAATGACTATAAGTTTCTTTCGCTATTGCATACATTTCATCTTTAGTTCTGGTCATCGTGTTCATAATCCCCTGTTTGTATTGGTCTTTCTTCTAGGTTTTTCATTTTATTATACCTGAAATACTTGACTTTCTTTGGCATTTTGTAGAAGTGTCCTTTTGTAAGATACTTAACATATCCATCCCAAGTTGAGATATTGGAATAAACTATGAGTTCTCTAAGGACTGACCCCTCTAGTGTAGCAGACCTGAATATTTCGTCAAGGGTGAGTTTAGAGGCCAAATTCCTCTCTTCTATTGGTCTTCGTCTAAGATCTTTGAGTGTCTCTCCCATCCACGATCCTTGATCTCTCGATTTAAAATCGAGTTTGTATCTGTCAAAATCTTCTTTAAACATTGTGAATCCAAGAGGCAATCCATCTTTTATTGATTTACCTTCATGGGTGATAAAGAAATTTTTATCTGAACTCTTAATCTTCTTTCTATCTTTTTGTAGAACCCAGGGAGAATAGACAGACTCGGGGAAAGAAACATAAAACTTTCCTGGTTTTAGGTTTTCACTTAAACCATTTGCCACTCTTGTTGCATACTCTGCTCCCGCTAAGATTGTTCTTCCATAACATTCTCTTCGCTTTAAATCTCTGACTGGTAACGAAGTATACCATATTGGAATCCTCATTGAGAAATTATCTTTGAACTCTACAGGTAATTGAGCAAGAATTGGATCTTCAACATAACAACCAACAACTGCTTTCATAAGTGGTATATATCTTTTTTCAGTTATTACCCAGATAGAAGAACAACCCGCCATTGCGCACTCAAGAACACTACGATGAAGGGCAGTATAGTTGTTGTATAATGGTGTTAAACATTTTGGCCAAGGGAGTCCATCATTCGTTGGACCATTCTGGATCGGAACGATCCCAACCATGTGTGATATGTATTTATTTTGCGATCCTTCCATACTTCTTCTTCGTCCCTCTGGTCTATGATCAACCAATCTTTCTCTTCGTAGGTGTCTTTATCTTTATCCTCGTAGTGTCTCTTAACCCATTCCAACTTTGCTTTGATTCCATGATTCTCTAATTCTCTCTCTGTTGATTTCTGAATAAAGAAAGAAGAGAAGTCTGGTAAAGCCATTTCTCCGGGAGTTAATAAAGAGTGAGACATTAATCGTTTCTTATCGGAAGAAATATAAATGTTTCTCGGAAAGTCCCCGCCTCTTTGGATTACATGATAAAACTTATCGTTCTTCATTTTAATCTTGAACTCGTCTAATACATAATGCTTCTCTATTGATTCCCCGATTGGTTGTAAGAACTCCAACCCTCTTGTATCGAACACTCTTAGTTTATTAAATTTGTAACGGAATAGTCGTTGATTCTTTGTGGTAATCTTTAAGATCTTTTCTTCTTCATCGACTCTTAAATCTGCTACATCTTTGATCGGTATGTTTCCGCATAGAGACTGAATCATATATAAATGATCCATAACTCTCTTCTTCGAGTAGGACTTAACAAGTTTTCCTTTTGGAAAGTTAAGTTGTTTGTTCTCTTTCAGCAAACCAGTTTTGGTAAGATTAACAGAGTTGTCGATAAACTCAAAGAATCTTGGGGTGGTTTTATGTTTATAGACAATAGGAAGATTAAAGATGTAAGAATACAAAAGAGAAGTGGTTGTTAAACCAACCACCACCTCGTCAAACTGATAAATATGATTCTTAAGACTCTCCATCTTGTCTGTATGCTACGAGTCGAAAACCAACCAACTCTGTTCCTCCGCTTCCTAATACATTAAATACTGGAATGATTTTTAATTCTTCCATTTTAACATCGGACGGAACATTTTTTAAAAGTTCTGTTAGACTTGTGGTTGTTAGAATTACATTACCTTCATAGATCTTTTTATATTTCATTTTTTAATTCCTCTGATACCGGGAATATTTCTGCAATAATCTTCGCTATTTCGTTTGCTACCAACATATGCTCTTTTTGTGTTCCTGAACCTTCCCCACGAACCTCTAGGTAGTGAATCCAGGATCTTAATGAACCCTTCATATACATACGAGATTTGGTTAAACCTTCTGGTAGAACTTTACGAGCAACTTCTTTTGCTACTCCATGTTTAATTGCCCAAACATAAGCCTCTTGAGATACTCTCATAACTTCTTTCTGATACATAATCCAAGTATTCTTTAATGCTTGATCGTCTGTCTCAACACTATTCTGTCTGTTCTTTGTATCTTGAAGTCTTAACTCTGAATAATCAAAGAAGGAATCAAATTCTTTGCTATCTCCCAAATGAGATACATCGGAGTATCTCTGTGAGAACTCTTGGAAAGAGAATGATCGGTGGCGAAGAATCTGACGAGCAATATCTCTTGTTGTTTCAATCTCTATTGTAGCATCAACCATTTCCAACGGAGACCAGTGTTTATTCTTGATTAGATACTTAATCAACTTCTCGGAAGTTGCGGAGTTCATTTGATTTGTTGGGTTTGATACGCGAGCACAATATGCCACCAGATCAGTAGGGGTGGTTATATCTGTATCTTCTAATATACCTGCTGGTTTTGTATAGGAAACTAAACTAACTTTCATAAGACCTCTCTAAGTTTGGGTCTATGATACGACAAGTTATTGTTGTTGTCAATGTCTTCTCTTTTTTCTTCTTCTAACAGGAGTTCCAAAAGCATTACCAGCAAAACCCTGAACTGCTCCGCCGGACATGGCAGACATTTCTTCTAGTGGTTCATTTTCTTCTACGGAGTTTATTGCTTTATTTACACCAGCGCCAGATGGTTCATTAATTACGGCTTCTTCAAATTCTTCCCATTCATTTACATCATCTTCTTCGGAAACAATTAATTCTTTCTTTTTGCCTTTTTTATCTTTAACTTTTTCTTTCTTATCTTTTTTGACAAGTTTATCTTCTTTGAAAGCATTTTCAGTCAAGAAGGATTTCCATTTGTCGTTTATATCTTTAAAGTTCATTTTTACATTCCTGCAAATTTTTTTGCTTTATTAACAACTCTCTCTGGAAGTTTATCTTCAAGACTTGCTACTATATTATTTAGTTCCGAAAATACATCCGTTCCTGTAATGTCTTTGTCTCTGTTGTTTTTAAATTCTGGTTTTTCAGGATCATTTGGATTCCAGAACGGAGATTCGCTTGAAATTCCAAAATAACTAAGTTGATATTTCTCAGCGGGATCAGATTTAGAAATAAAAATAATCAGAGGATTATCTGGTTTATGATAAACCTCATAATACTTTCTTGTCAACACACCAGTACACCATTTTGCTCTGGTTGATTTACCCTTGATTCCGTCTGGGTTTGGTCCACGACATAGGGCAACAGATGCTCCTTTGGTTTCTGGAAGATATACTTTCCAATTATCATCTTCATAAACAAGATTTTGACCTTCACCAGATGTACTTTCTTCTTTTCTACTCTTCTCTTTTTCTCCAAGAGATCCTTCAGCATTATAGACGATCTCTTCAAATTCTTCAACAGAGTTTATATCTGAGATGTTAATTTTGTTAAGGAGTTTCTTCTTGCCTTCGTCAGACTTAATCTCATAATATCTTTTGACGATTTCAGCAGATGGACCTTCATATTTACCAGTCTTGATAAAGGTTGAGATTCTCCAATCCAGATAATTTGCTTTTTCTTGAACATCAAAGTTCTCTGGTACAGTTTCTAATATCTTTTGCTTTGCCTCTTCTGGGTCAACTTGATTAAATTCGGAAGATTTAAGAAACTTTGAACTACCAAATCTTTCCATAACTTGGCGGTACGAAGCTTCTTTTAAGATAAATCTATTCCAATTTTCAAGAAGTTGTTTCATTACTCCTCGCCTTCAACCTTCTTTCCTGCTCTCCATTGATAGCAAGACCAATATCTCGCTGTACAACGATCTTTTCCTGCTGGTTGATCACACTTATGTCTTGCTCTAAAGTTCTTTCTACGGGCAGCAGAATCTCTTTTAATTGATAATCCTGGATCACCGAATGAGATCTTCTTTACTCTTCCGCCACATTTAACGTAGACGTGAAACTTTTTTTTTGAGCCGGATGGATTACGAGTTACTTTACCAAGTCGTGGTTGTTTTTTCTTAACCTCTGCTTCGGTTAGATATTCTTCCATATCATTTTCATCATCTAAATCCATATCATCATCATCTTCAACTTCTTCGTCCTCCATATCATCATCATCTTCAAAATCATCTTCGTCTTCGTAATCTTCTTCTTCCTCTTCTTCATAGTCATCTTCTTCGGTGTATTTATCTGCAAAATTTTTTGATTTTTGAGCAAATTTTCTCATACTTTCTTCGCCATAATCACCAAAGTCTTCTTCACCATAGGATGGCAGATCATCAGCATCAAAATCATCATCGTCGTCTTCAATATCAGGGTGTTTATCTTCTCCATATTCTTGAAGATCGTGTTGTTCAAAAAGAATTTTTTCTAGTCTCTCAATTGCTTCATCAAGTTTGTTTTTCTTTTTCTTGATGTGCATTTTTAGTTGAGGAGGGATCTTGCCTTTTCCTTTCTTGGATTTTGTTTCTTTTTTACCACCCGACTCTTTTGATGCCTTCTTCATTGGTTCAGAAGTATCACCGTCTTTATCTAAATCAAGAAAATCTGGCTTTGAACCTTTCGATTTGCTTGCTTTTTCTTCTTTTTCCTTCTTTTCTGTTAGAAGGCGGTGCATCAAAATATCCCATTTCTCAACTCTCATTGTTACTCTCCTACAATTATACTAAATAGTTTATTAATAATACCAATCCTCATCACCATATAAATTATTATCTATCTGTTTCCATTCTTCTAACCACTTGATGTCTTCTGCGACGCTCCAAGGCGGGATTGAATATAAAGAATCTTCTGTGGACAAGCTCGCTTCTAGCCATTTAATTCTATTATTTGGATAAACAGCTATTTGACCATTGTGTAATCTTATTACATTTCCTTCTTTATGTTCTTCCAACACAGAGGAACAACCAACATCATAATAGCCTGATCCTCTTTTTTCTGGAATAAAATCTATGGTAAACCAGTAATGTCCCTTGGTGAATGTTTTATTTTCTATTCTGATTGCAACTTCACATTCTTTTAAAAGCTCTTTTCTCCAAAACTCTATTTCACCAGAAATAGATTCCCACATTTGTAGTTCACTCATTCTATAATGTCTAACTCCAAGTTCTGGTAGTTTCCAGTATAAACACTGAATAGGTATTTTATCATAGCAAGCAGAGTATCTTGGAACAAACACTTGGAAGCATAAAGGTCCACCTCTCAATGCTCTAACCGAAACAAGCCAAGCTTCATCAAACTCTTCCTTTGAGTTTCCCCACGCATCGCCACGAATCCAAACTTTTGTTTGAGGTAAATTTATGTTTGAAGAAGACATTATTTCTCCGTCGCTAAACGAGCATTTATAACATTCCAATCAATAACTTTGTAAATGTTGTCTAAATACTCTTCTTTATCTGCCTGATAATCTAATGCCCAAGCGTGTTCCCACCAATCAATTAATAAGATAATGTCTGGTTTTATTTCGTGGTTTGCAATGGTCTTTATATTGCCGTTCTTATCCGTGTAAACCCAACCAGAACCTTGAATTTTCATTGCGACTTCTTTGAGTTCTTTTTGAAAAGAAGCATAAGAACCATATTTTCTATTTACAAGCTCAAGAAATAAACCGTCTGGTTTTTGATTTGATGGTTTCTTGAACTGAGAGAACCAAATGTTGTGAAGAAAAGCTCCTGCTTTTTGAAACTCACCACCTACACCTTTGTTAGCTTTATCGACATAACCTTTGTAAAGCGAACCATAGTGGTAATCAATTGTGTCAGAAGACATAACAGGCTCAAGATCTGTCTTTTTTACAGGTAGAGGAACTTGGACATATTTCTTTTTTGATTCAAGTATTATTTTTATCATCATTCCTCTTTTTGAAGATTATCGCCTCTTCTCTTATAGCCCTTGCACTGTGAAGGTGTTGGACGGCAACGAGGGTATTTGCTTCTTTTTTCACCTTCTTGTCTGCCACATGGCTTACATTTTCCATCACGACAAGTGTTACAATCTACCCAGCCACCGCCTTTTCCGGGGGCACCTTTTCTTTTAAACCAATCGCCTAAATTGGTTTCGCTGGAAGGTTTGCCAAGTTTACGCTCATCAAGCTCTTTCATTGCTTCTGTCTTTTTCTTGGATGCCTCTTTTCTTTTTTCAGCATAATCAAGAGCAATTTTCAATCTGGACTTAACCTCTGGATCTTTAGCGTTCTCGTAAGCAGCACGAACTCTTTGGTGAATAAGATTAATAATTTGTGATTGACGAGCATGTGGTTTTGATTTAAAAGACTCTTTTGATAAAGTATCTCTTATATCTTCTGCTGTAGAAAATTTTACACTTACAGTATCTTTTGGATTTTCGTCAGTGTATAAGCGACGATCAGAACCTTCTGGTTTTTTACCTGTTCCAACTTTTGGATCTTTTGCTTCGTTTGTTTTCTTTACACAGTTTGGATATTTTTTTCCAAACATTGTTTTCATGCCTTTTTGAGTATAACCTTCCCAGCATTTTTCATTTAGCTGAATTTCTTCATTTTTCTTTTGACCTTCTTTCGATTTTGTTCTTTGATTCTTGCAGAACTGCTTCATTGTGAAGCCTTTTGGATTGGAACAGTTTGCTTTTCTCTTCTTTCTCTCAGAATCAGACCACTCTTCTTTTATTTCATCTTTAGATGTAGAAGCTTTTTTTACTGGTTTTGTTGCATCTGGCGGAGGGGTTGTCGCAGTTGAACCAGCAAGCCACAATGCTAACGCTTTCTTCGCGACGTGTTTTGCTTTTTTCTTTGTCTCGTCTAATTCTTCCTCTTCTTTTATGTTCTTCCAGATCTTGCCTTGACGACATTTAACAACAGCACCAGAAGCATAAGCAGAAGGCCAAGCATCATATTTGCTCTTTGCTATACGAGTACAACGATCTTCTTTACCTTTTGTCTTGCCCTCTGTTAATTGTTGACCAAACTTGATTGTAATTTTTTTAGATTCAGTTAAATTAGACATTTCAAGAACTTGTGAAACAGAATTGGCTCTGTTTCTGCATTTAATCAATCTATTTTTAGGAACTTCTAAACTGTAACAAAAATTATAAGTTATATCTTCAACAGAATTTTCTAAGTTTTTCTTATCAAATCCTTTTCTTTTTATATAATTTATCATTGTTGAAATACTTTTTTCTGGGTCTTTTATATCTTCTATTGACATACCATTTCCAGTAGCTCTACAGCCTCCCATACCTCCGCAAGAATGAATGCCAAACAATCCTCCTCCACATGGAGATTTTGGACCTTCTTTTTCTTCAACTTGTCTAGCACAACGCCCATCAACTTTCTCGGCGCGATCCCCAGTTACACTTGGGTTTAAACTAGACTCATAATAAGAATTTACAATAGCAGCTAGTGCTAAATTTTTTGACAATCCTGCTTCAATAAATCTCTTTTCAATTAAACCTGCCATCTCTCTTTGCCTTCTGCTTAAAGAATTTTTTACAACTGCGCTTGTGGTTTTAATACCTTGCTTTTCTGGCGGTATGCTTGGTTTTTCAGCAAAAATATCCTGTATGAATCTTTTTGTTCCAAGAGCATTATGATTCATGTGTATTCCGTCCGAAAAATCATTTGAGTGACCATACGGAATATAAACTTTTACTACTCCTCCGAATCTCTGGAGGATTCCTTCTTTGTTTGCTTTGTTTCTAGATCCTATGTCGGCAACTTTATATTTGTCTATATTCGTAGGAGGAAGCACAATTGACGTTTTTTCTGGACCAAACAAATTAATCATAGAAGAAATCAAATCTACTTTTGGAATATATGGAGAATTTCCACCCACAAACAAATATACTTTATCATATTGTTTTGGATCTCCAGCGTCACCTATCTCTCTCAATAATCGACTGTCATTTGCACTATTTTTAATAACAAGATTTACATCATAACCAACGGATTTGAGTGCAGACTTAAGACCAAGACCAACTCCTCCGGCTTGACTATGACCATATATTAATGCTTTTTTGCCTTTGTTTTTATTTTTTTCTTTTTGTATATAATCTTTTAATTCTTGTTCTATTTGCTTTTCATTTTTTTCTGCAGTCTCAACTTCTTCCTTCGTATCTAGTTTAGAAGTAAGAAAACCTAAAATTCCTTTCTTTTCTTTTTCATCGCTAACTCCAAGAAGAGAAAACAATTTGTCTTTTACCCAAGTAGATCCTGATCCTATGGCATCAACAACCATATCTAAGAATCCTTCTTCTAAAAGAGTTTGATATAATTCTTCGTTAATAATTTCATTATGTTGATTTTCTTTGAGATGTTTAAAATATTGAACCTGTTTCTCTCTTTTCATTGCTCCTGCCCTTGTTGGATAACAACCTAAATTTCTGTTTGTTTTTTTAGAAAACAAACAATACTTTCCATCTTTCTTTCTGATAACTTCATCAAGTTGTTCTGCTTCTTCTAATGAACCACCAAATCCAGGAGGGGCAGACTTTGCTCTATTATAATCTGGTTTTTTACTATATGGTCCACCACCACTATCGGCTTTTTGACCGCCTTTTGATAGTAAGCGAATCTTCCATTTTCTATGATTTTTTCTTGCTATTTTCTGGAATTTGCTGTCCGCTTTTGGGACTTGTTGGTTATCCATTATTTATCCTCTGTAATTTTTCCAAGCGTACTTTTTTCTCTTAATTAAATAGGTTGGATCAGTGTCATTGGCATAAGCCTCTTTTTCAAATGGGTTCTCTCTATAAGCTTTATATCTATCTTTGTGCTTGTAAAGACAAACGAGATAATAATAAGCATACAAAATCCATTGACCAACAAAGAATAACTCTTTTTGTTGTCTGTAATGAATCATTTCATGTCGCCAAGTTTTTTCAATTATCTTTCCACGAAAGAAAATAAAGATTGCGAAAGAGTTAGCAATAAAATTTGCATTGGCAAATTTGGATAGAAAACCAGGGACCCAAGAATCTTCAATAACAATAGGTAGTTTCATTTAGGATCCTCCAAAGCAAAAAGCCACCAAACTAAATAGTTTTATAAAAAAACAAAAACCCTATACACATTTTGTGTATAGGGTTTTAGTATTATCAAAAGTATATATTAAGGAATTTTTTTACCAGTTTCTGGATTATACCCAGCTTGTCCTGCAGATTGTTTATTTAACATTTGTTCATATTGTGGATATGCTTTCCTAATAAGACTGTCGATTGCAGACAATACACCACTTGCTCTCGGATCTGATTTAAGTCTATCTCTTAGATATTTAGCACCTTGTACAAGGGTTTGTAGATTAGCATTTACATCCGATTCGCTTTGCTCATTTAACAAATTTTTTATTTCATTTAAAATTATTTTTTTGAGTTGATTGTCTGTCATTTTTTGTCTCCTTTCTGACTAAAATATATAGTTTGTATTTTATCAAAAAGTAGATTAATCATACAATTACAAAGGGAATTTTTCGTCTTGCCGTAAACCAATCTGGAATTTTATCTTTTGGATACCTCATTTTATCTTTGGTAGAATAAAAATCTCGATAAGATTTAACTGGATTGAGTGATTTAAATTCTTCCGGCATAGCAAGTTTAAGAGGAGTTGGCGAAGAAGTTGGGAACTTCTTTAGGTCTACCTTACTCTGCATCTCCAGCAGACGAGGTTTGCATTTATGTTCTTTACCAAATCGCTCCTCGTATTCTTGATTGAGCGCCATAGCATGAATGTAGAGATTCACCCAGTTGTCCGAACTCTCTGCTGTCCATAGTGTGGAAGGATGCTTGGCATGATTAAGTTTGTAGCATCCTTCCATACCATTTAGGTGCATGGCAGAAGAAAGTAGTTGTGTGCTTTCAAGAAGCATTTTAACTGTTCGCAGATTATCCTGTGTTCTACCGGACATATACCAATCAATGTGTCCGGTTTTTTCATCACCTTCAATTGCAAAGATATTCATTATTCCTCGTGGATTTTGCCGATTACTGCCGTTGATGGACAGATTTTAAATTTGTTCTTCTTGTATTCAAACTCTTGAATCATTGTTGTAATAACGATTACAGTATCACCATTTATATATGTCCTTGTCTTTGGATCGCTTGCGAGAACTTTTACAGCAGTCAAATCTCCGCTTGGTCTTCCCCAAGCAAAGTTGCCGTTTACCTCTTCTTCCTCTTGTGATTCTTTAATATAAATGTATCCTTCTGCTGGCGTGAACTCCATTAATCCTCCTCGTCTGGCATCATGTCAAACATTTGATTTAATTCATCAATATCAGTTTTGTCTTTGCGAAGACGATATGCTTTAAGAGCAGTCTTGATTTCATCTTTGGTCAACCACTTGTTTTCTAGATAAGACTTGCGTAATTCTGCCTTCTGCTCTTTATAAGGTTTCATAGCATCGTCTAACGCGGCGACAGACATAACATAATCAACAATTCTTTCTTCTTTTGTTTTCTCACTCATACTTCCTCCAAATGAAAAGAGCCACAATGTAGAGTCATTGTAGCTCGGGGAGGTATTGCTGTCAAGTGGTTAATTGTCTTCGTTGTCTAAATGAAATACTTTCTTTTCAAGGCGGTCAATTCTTTTTTCTAACTTAGCAACATCTTCAAATCTTGTTGCCAACCTTTCTAGTGTTATTTTGATTGTAGATATTTCCGTATGAAGTTTCCAGGAAGTTCCCAATATTGTTAGAATAAAGGAACCAAGCATAAAAAGGTCTCTCATTTCCATCGCATTTCTCCACTTACTTGTAGTAAATAGTTATTTAATTTCGCAAGCGCCACCAGCACAAGCTAATTCTGCTTGTAAGTTTGTTTCGTCATCTGTCTCAAAAATCTGCGATAGATCAACGTTTTTGAGTGATTCAAACAATCTATCAAAAGTTTCTTTATCACAATCCTCAAACGGAGCTTGCTTATAAGTACCACCATCGTAAGGAAGGACGCTTAGACCTGTATAAGAATCTCTATTCTCCCACATCCAATCTCCAACTTCTTGCCACTCTTCTTGACGAACTGAAACTGTTGCAGAAACATTGTGAGTATTTTGACCTTTAATGTGTCCTGGTTTTACCCAGCGACTATGAATGTCCTTAACTCTTTCAAGCATTTCTAGGGCGGTTTCCGTTCGCATAGTAGCACCTTCTGGAGCCTTTTGTGGAACAGAAATTACTGCTGTATCATGTGGGCGGAAGTATTCATCTTCTACCAACTCTGGATGATTTTGTAGTAGGTAGGAGTAGATAGCTTCATTCTTACCGACACGGATACGACGAATGTAATAGTCGTTGTGCCAAGCATGGACACCACTACTAGTACCCAAGATCAAAGAAGTAGTACCACTAGGCTTTACTGTAGTTACGCGAGCAGCGGGATTAATACCTAGTATGCCAGCAACACGCTTGTTTTCTTCTACGGCAACCTTTGCAGCCTTTTTCATGTCAAGCTTTTGAACTTTATTAGATGCAATACCAGTCATGCCAATGCCAAGTAGAGCTTCTTTTTCTGTTGTACGACGCCAAACATCGCGCAGATAGTGAAAATCAGTATAAGTTGCCTGAAGTGTTCCAATAAATGCGGCAGCTTTGACTCTTGCCTCGTAATCTTCTTGGGATTCAAGATCGCTAACATTTACCTCGCATAGATTACAGAACTGATTACTACGAAGAGCGATCTCGGCGCATGGATTAGTTCCCCATTCTTTATCGTTTGTAAAGAATATTCCTGGTTCACCCGCTCCAGATGCTTTAATTCTTGCCCATAGATCCATAAAGTAATCTTTGGTTACTCTGTGTCTTAGAATAACTGCTGAGTTATTTGCTCTACCTCTTTGTGGAGCAGTTTCCCACCAGTGACCAGACTTGGATGAAATCATTTCGTCATCATCTGCGCTAAATAAACAGATAAGAGCAGAACGACGGATTCCTCCTGCCAATACTGCATCTGCGATGTGGCAGACAATATCGTGTACTTCAATTGGTTCAAGTTTATCTCCATCTTGTTTACTCTCCAAAATACCTTCTACTTTAAGTAGGCATTCTCTAAGTGGTTGAGGACCAGGTGCTTTACCGCCAGCAGTAACTAGTCTTGCTCCTTTTGGACGAATATCACTGAAGTCAAATACGACCTTTGATCCTCCTTCGAAATATGATCTCATTAAAGCCTTGATTGAATCTGCCCAACCTTCAATGCTATCGCCAATCAAAAAACGACGAGTTCTCTTTGGATTTGGTTTATGAAGTTCTGGTAGTTTCTCAACATGGTGTTTTTGAACTGAATATCCAACACCAGTTCCACCAAGAAGAAGGAACATGACTTCATTAAATGCTCTTACATCATCAATCGCAACGAAAGCACAATTGAAAATTCTTGTTGGATTAACTTCAATTGGTCTTCCGCCAAATTGCATTGATCTCATTGAGGGAAGAACTTTGCGATCAAATACAAATTCGTATGCTTGTCTAATTTCTTGCTCTAGTTGTGGATGCTTCTTAATATGCATCTCCATATTTCTTTTAACTGTATCTTCGTATTGCTCTCTTCTAAACTCATCTTTCATAAAGCGAGCATACTTCATGTGATGAGTGATATCGCTTAAAATTTTTTGTGAAACATCCATTAAGACCTCTGTTGTGTAGTGTCAGTTAGTATAATTTAATTGTAATTGATTGTCAAGTTAGAGTTTTTTGAGAAGTTTGCTGATTGCTCTAACTAATGCTTCTTGTTTCATTGGATCTTGTAAGTTAACTTTAATATCTTCTTCTTCTCCTTTTTTAGGACCAGTATCTTTTAATGCATCAGGGTCTCTGGTAAATCCTTTTTTTGGTCCAATCATTTTATCCATTGTTTCTTTATCGGTGAACGGTACATAAACATCATCAGGAGATTTTGGTAGACCTGAATCATTAGTGGGCATTGGTGAATCGGCGGTAATTTCTGTATCTTTACCCATTCCAGCAGAAGCACTTGCTCTTCGTTGCTCCGCTGCAGCAACTGCTTTATCAAGAATTTGATCAAAAGTTTCTCCAGCTATTGATGTACCACCTCTTTGAACTCTCTGTTCGAAAACCGCAGATAAAGCTCTGAAATTTGTAATTTTATCAAGGTTTAATCTTGGATAAAGTATTTTTATAAGTCTGCTTGTACGCTTATCTAGTTTACCATTAACCTGGGGCCAAGAACTTCTATATTCTTCTCCCATTATTTTTCTTAAAGCTCTTTGAATTTTCATAATTTCTACTGCGTTTCGACTAATCGCTGGTCTCGACGTTCTAGATGTCGCACCTTTTTGATAAGGACTCTTTGTTTGTCCCGGTTCTGATCCTGGAATATCTGGGTAATCAACTTCTTTTAAAACTTTTTTTAGTTCTTCTAAAATAATTTTTCTTAAAAACTTAGCTTCCATAGATTTCTCCTCAATGTACTAGTAAATAGTATCAAATCATTTTGGAGTCCTGAACTTCTCAAAAATTTCCTGTTTCTTGTTTCTTGGTTTTTTGATTTTTGTTTGGATTACATCTTCCTCCTTTTGATCTTCGAGCACTTCCATCTTAACAATCGCAGTATCCATATAAAGTGGCATTACAATTCCGTCTGGGCCATTACGGTTCTTTGCAATAAAGATACGACCAGAGTTAGTTTTCTTATCATCTACTGTTCTTGATACAGAGAAGATAAAGTCGGCTACGAAACACTTGTTAAATGCCTCCGAGATTGATTCCATTGTAACAACTTCTGCATTTAAACCAGAACGATTTGTTTGTGAAGCAGTCCACACTGGGCAGATAAATTCCATTGCGATTGCTCGTAATTCTTCGTAGATAGTTTCCAGTTCTGTTCTTTTTTCTTTGTAGCGCACAGTCGGATTGAGAAGATCGCCATAGTCAACAATAATCATATCAACCTTTTGTCCTGCCGATACAACACGCTTTAGATGATTCTTAATTACAGAAGTGCTTGCTGACTTTGTTGGATATTCTTTAATGATTAGTTTACCTTTGACATTCTTAACTTCTTCAAGAATATATTCTTTTTGATCCATTAGATCTTTAAGTGGTACTCCAGTTAAGCAAGAATCATATCGACTTGCCACAACTGTATCGGAGAGTTCAAGAGTGTAATGAACGACTTGTAAGCCAGCTTTAACTGCCATAGCTCCAAGATGAACCAAGGCCATAGACTTACCAGCGCCAGTTGGAGCAATAACAACACCCAACTCTCCTCTTCCAAGCCCACCTTGAGTAATCTTGTCCACTCTTTCCCATCCAGTAGAAACTGGATTGCGCTCTTTGAGCATGAATCTTTTTTCAAAATCAAGTTTGTAATCATACCCATAGTTGTTGTCCGTACCAAGTTTAAGAGCGGAGGTTACAATGACACCAATCTCATCAAGAGTGTTCGACTTATTCATAAGTCCAGCAGACTTAACAAGGGCTTCCTTAATTTTTTGACGACGGCAGAAATCAAGTGAAGTGTCCTTGATATAATCTTCATCATCAATTTCTGGTGATGCCGTGATACGAGCAAAGTAATCTCTTACTTGCTTATTTAGAGCATCATTGTCGTCTTCCAGTTCTGTCCGCAAGATTGTGGACATAATGTTGGCTGACGGATACATATCATACTTGTCTCTGTAATCAAATAACTTCTTACAGAACAACTGCAAATACTTTAACTCAAAGAAGTTCAGGTCAAGAACCTCTCTGAGTTGATCAGCAAATTGCCGATCTGAAAACATCAATTGTGCGAGTTTCTCTTGGAAAGATTTACCAAACTTTGAGAAGTCTAATTGATTATTGTTGCTCATTCTTTACCTTCGATGTTATTGAAATCATATTTAGATTTGAAAACAATTCTGTCCAAGAGAAATTACCAGTTCCATCTTGCATCATCATCATGCGAAGATTGGTTTTATTAAACCCAACAGGATACTCATCAATGATGCCACGAATTTTCTCTCTCACATCAATAGAAAGAGAGGGAGCATAAAGTTGCATCATATCATAGTTGTCTTTAATAAGTTTCTCTGATTCCAGAATTGATTCGTGAATCTTCATTGGCTTTGGGTCATTCTTACACATGTCGAAGATTTCCGTCAACATCACAGACTTTTCTTCTTTAAGTTGTGGAAACTTCTTTGCCATTGTTTTTAGACCAACACCTTTTGCTCCCGGTAAATTATCCGAGGCATCTCCAACAACTGCTCTTGCTAAAGCAAAATTTGTTGGATGAATATCATATTCGCCTACTACTTTTTCTACATCGTAAATTTCTTCTTTACATGGACGATATAGAAAGGTATTTGGATCTAAGAGTTGCAAGAAGTCTTTGTCGTTAGACACGATTGTCTTTTTATCTGCCGACAATTCACGGCAGAGAACCGAAATAGCATCGTCTGCTTCTACAAAATCAAGATAGATCTGAGCGATCGGCATTTGGTTCAAATATTCTACTACTCTACCGTATTGCCAATAACGATTTTGCTTCTCATCTTCTTCGGTGAGATCACCAAAATTTCTATTTAGACGAATAGGTTTTCGCCCTTCCTTATAGTTGCTGTTTACTGCTCGCCTACGAATTGCTGACTTAGGGCCATCCCAGCAGAAATAAATCTTGTCAGGATTGTTTTCCCGAATAAGTTTCTGCATCATTTTAAATGTACCTTTAATTCCTCCCGTTGGTTGACCATTTGGACCAAGTGAGGGATCCATCATATATGCTCGGAAAAATAGATTTAATCCATCAATTATTAATATATTACTCATTATTATCCTTTGGAAGAGACCACAGAAAATCAGGGTCTTGTTCGTTCTTTCTGCTTTCTTTTACCATTGCTTCTCCAACAGCAGAGATCATTGTTTGCTCAAAGTGTTTCTGATCCCATTCTGCCAGATGATAAAGTTCATTGTAAGACCTTATGAAGTCTTCACTAACACTGAAAGTGATCTTTGCTGATCCATCTTTCTTTTCTTTAATCTTTGTAACTTTTATGCTTCCAAGATTTTCAAGTTGTTTTCGGTGTATATCGGACATGTCAACTCCTAATAAAAAACCCAAGGTGGAACCATTATAGTCCAACCTTGGGCTTCTTGTCAAGCAAGATTATTCTTCATCAAGTTCTACTTCTTCTTCATCCTCTCCGTCGATATTGTAGAAGTTCTTAGCATTTCCTTCTCTTGAATCGAACTTCTGGATTACTTCTTTATCCATCAATCTTAATACTTGTTCTCTAAACTCTTTGTCTTTTAACTTGTCAATCCAATCTTTTGATTGGAACTTAACTTCTTTTCCGTCTTCAAATACCAAAGTATACCAAGCACCAGATTGTTTTAGTTTGTCAGAGTTTTTAATTGCCTCAAACCAAGATTCTTCATCTTGAATCGCAATGTCGTCACCACCCCAAAGAATTTTGAATGTACATTCTCGACCTTGTGTACCAAATCTGGACTTCTCAATCTTTGCTTTGACCTCATTACCAATTCTGAACCCAGCATCATTAAGAATGAAACTTGCCTTTCCTTTTCTCGCTGTGAGCCAAATGCGAAGAGAATAAGCATAAGCCAAGGCTTTACCGCCTGGAGTAAAATACGGGTTTAGAAGGGCCTCTTGCGGGCTTCTGGTGATGTTTGTTTTCAACTGGTTGAGGCAGAGCAGGGTGCTGCCGCTATTTGCCAAAGGTTGAATCAGTTTCGAGAATGCTTTTGATAAAATTCTCGGTTTGACTGCCATTGATGATTGTGGATCGAAGTCTCCCTCTACGTCTGTCTCTGTTGGTGTAAATGCAATCGAGTCCCAAATAAACAACATCTTATTTTGGTTGTTTGCGAGAAGTTCTTCAATTGTTTCTAACACAAACTCAACTGATCTTGCCTGAACATAAAGTAGAGTGGATAGATCACAACCAACCTTCTCCATGAAGTCTGAAGCGATTGCAGACTCTGAATCGAAATAGACTACGTCAATACCCTTTTGTTGTGCATGTGCTGCGATTTGTGCTGCCATATAAGATTTACCTGCTGCTTCCAAACCAGCAAGTTCAACAATCTTGCCCATTGGAATACCAGAGATCTTACCTTTACAGATAATAGAATCTAACCATCGAGAACCTGTCGGAATCCATTCATCTACATCAGTTGGATTAGACTCTTCTAGACTGTATGCGACCACCGCGCCAGCCTTTTTGTTGAGAATATCTCTCATTTGTTGAATAGACACTCTGCCTTTTGTTTCTTTATCTTTCTTTTTTACGTTTGCCATTTTGTCTCCAAATAAAAAGGGTTGGTAGATTTTACCCTACCAACCCCAATTAGTCAAGTGCTAAACATTAAGATCTTTAAGGGCGGAATCTAAATCTTGACCGCCATCGTCCGTAGCATTGGTGGGATCACCTCCTTCATCGCTCGGTCCATTAAGGAATTCATCAAGGATCTCGGCAACTTGACTTGCTGTTTTTCGCTCGAACAACGAGTCGAAATCAGTTCCATGATTAACTAGTTCGGTAATTGTCTCTTTCTTGTCAGCAAGAGGAGAAGATTTACGTTTTGGTGTCAAACTGGTCTCGGGATAGAGTTTACCTGACTTTTTAGACACAGACACAACCAAGTCCAAACCTTCGTCAGTGTCAGTAATATCGCCATACTCAGGGTTGAGCATCAACTTGAGTAGTTCTTCGTAGATGGTCTTGGAGTATCCCCAGATTTGGGCACCCTTCTCAACTTCACCGCGAACGATGATTGGAGAGAAAAATCTCTGCTTGGCAGTCATATCCTTGGCGAGCTTACGACTTTCCTCGTCGCCCTCTTTGTAGAGTTTGGAAACGAGATCACACATTGGACAGTTCTCACCAAAGTTCTTCTTTGGACATAGAACACTCTGAAACTTCTTCTCGGTGCGAAGATAATGGAAATAGAACTCCTTTAGAGGATCACCGTCATCAGTTGGAAGAATACGGATGGTTGAATCCGCACCATCAACTGGTTTCCAGTATTGTGTGGTCTTACCTTTTGCGCCACTTTTGTTATTGAGGTTATTTAGTTTTTCACGCATTTTTTTAATGTCAATAGCCATTGTTTTTTCCTTTATTGTTGTATAATGTTGGTATTTGAAATAATGTAAACAAAATTGGATTCATAGTTTGTCGTTGTGATTTTGTATGAAATATCCAATTCTGTACCAGAGTACGAACTTTTCGTCTGCTGTTGAATCATCTTAATCAACTCTTTGTTTGTTGTCAAGTCACTCTCTTTAATAGCATAGAGAAATATTTTTTGCCTTGGTGAATCAAGGTTATATAAATAACTCTCTGTTCCGTCTTCGTTGTTTACGATGCCAATAGTAGAAATTCTGTCCAAGTCTCTTTCCGCTGACATCTTACCAAAGACATTATTTGCTGTCAAGAGGTAATTTGTCATGTGGAGAGTCGAAACAATTACCTTGTTTAGACTATCATAATATTCCATTACCGATAATCCACCAAGTAGATTTTCAACCTGAGAATTTGAGATCAGAATCATTTTCTTAAATAAGCTACTCCTGGTAAATTCCTGTAGAATGCCAAAAGTAACTTTATCTTTCATTGCTATTTCTGCCGAGATAAGGTTCGGATCTGGACGAATATAAAGAATTGTTATTTCTGTATGTTTTACCTGCTCTAGTAGTTTTAGGGTTGCTCCTGATACATTTCCGCCACCACAAATAACAAATAGAGTCTCTCCTTTTAACTTTGAGAGTTGTTTAAACTCTGGTAGTTTCTCTTCATATTGTTCGATCGAAGAACATTGTGGAATTGTAAGACAATTTTTACCTTTTATTCCAGCATCTGCTTTGAAAACCTTGTACTCTGGATACTGAGAGAACAAATCAGCGATAGAACAACCGCCTTTACCAAGTCCAAGAACATTCATAGTTTTTTCATATCTCCATAATTTTTACCAATCTTTTTTGTAATCATAAATTTACCAAAGTCTGTGTTCGAGAACACATTACATATATCTTTTACAAGATTCTTTTCTTCTACAGACATATCAATCACAACTGAGTCGTGAATCAAGAATTTAACAAAGGATTTCTTACCTTTTAAGAGATTATTTACCTCAACCATTCTCCGCAAGAAGCAGTCAGAAGCGGTGCTCTGTATGATGTAATTTAAGGCGTGTTCTTTGTCTGCTTTTATTTCTCTGCCGTAATGGTTTTTAACCAAGCAACCATCATAGTATTTACTCTTTACAAGATTTTTATCATAGAAAAATTTGATCTTCTTCTCTTGTAGAGGGGGTAGTGTAGTAGTACCTCTCTCATCATACATCCATGCTAGGAACTTCTTCTTTGCTCCGTCTCTGCTGGTTCCAATTAAGATATTGTCCTTGTTCCATTCGTGTAGATCCGTATTTGGTTGTTTTTTTCCGTTGAGGGCAAGAAGAATTCTTGGTTCAAAAGCATTAAAATCAAGTTCCAGCAAGAAATCATTGTTCGGCTCAACAATGCAACGAAGATTCTTGTTCATTGTTAGAATTGGAAAACTATCCTGTTCTGTCGAAAGACGACCGGTAATTGTTCCAAACATGTTGTATTTAACTTTCTTCTTCATTTTGCTTGCATTGCGGATCTCTCCAATGACAGGCAAATTTTTCATCTCAATCTTTATCTCCTTTTCAGAGATTTCATAAATCATCTTGTTAAGATTGTAGAGAAAGTCATAATTATCTGGTCTTTTCTTTGTTTCAAATATCTCTTTCATAATCAAAGAGCGGACAGAAAAAAGTTCATGAACAAAAGTAATTGGAACAAGATCAAAGAAGCAATTTTCTTTTAAATTTACTTGTGCTGTAATAAAAGACTTCATAAATGCTTTCAAACGAGATCTAAGAGACAAGTATCTTTCTCTAAGTTCGTGAGAGCAAGCATCTTCAATATTCTTTGTGCCAGCATAAAGGCAGGCAAGTTCCATTTGTCTGTTCTCAAATGTTGGTGAATAATCCCAAGTATGCGTTGGATTTTCTAAAGAAGCATAGTCGCTGATATTTCCATCAACGAAGCAACTATTACAATTCTGTTTTGAGTCAACTAGTTCAAAAAGCATGGCACCATCTTAGGGCATCTTTTCTTTCTCGTCAAGTTCGTAGAGCGAAGGGTTGCGATAAGCAAGGGTTCCAATGTTGTCTGTATAATATTTAACAGCAAAAATAACTGAATTTTGTAAACCCTGTTCTTTTTCTAAACTTTTGTATAATTCAATAGATTGCTTTGTAAGTTCCTGTAGTTTTTCTTTATTAACAGAATATTTCAACTCTATATTTCTCATTCTTAAGTATAGTTCTAGGTATTTATCTACACTTAAAGTAGGCATTAAACCTCTTTGAATCTCTTTTACTGTTGCTTTTCCACACTCATTTATAGAATAAAATTTAAAAGTTGGGAAACTTTCTATAAAAGATTTATAAAAAGAATTGATTAGGTTTATAAATTCTTGAAAATAAACAAAAGAAACTTCATCGTATGGTATTGCTCTTGCATAATAGAAGTCAAAGAAGTCTTGAATATTTTTATAGTGTGGCAAATACTGTGTTATGCTACTTTGAAAGTTAGATATATTAAATTTATTATTAAAATTATTTCTATTTGGAGTGGTTCTAACGTCAACGTAAACTCTCCAGGGTTTTTCTCTGTCTAACTTAAGATTATTTCTTGCACATAGTTCAATAAAAGATGGGAAGTTTACATCATTAACAAATTCTTCTCTTAATGGATCATTTGAAGAATCTCCATTATATATTTCAACTGCTAAACCAGAATGTAGCAAAGAATAATCAGTTGATTCAACATATCCTGCTCTTGTAAAATATAAATTATTAAAAGAAATATAGTTTTCTAATTCATTAATAAAATCGTCAAAATTTTTAATTTTGTTAGATGCGTTTGTTGACCACAGTTTTGATAATTTTGAATTTTGACTTACAACCTCGTAATTAAAAAATTGATTATATAACTGTTTTACTTTATTATAATATTCAACATCTCCATCAATATGTCCTTTTACTGGTGGTATTGTCTTTTTAAAGAATTTTGAATTTTTATTTATTGCTCCGAGAGCATAATAATCCTCATATTGTTCTCTAAAAGAATTATAAAAATTTATTGCTGGTTGAACTAAAAAAACTCTATTTGGGTCTTTCGTATAAGAACAAAAAGTAACCAAACCCATTTTTGGCATAATGGGTATGCCAAGAGTATCTACTTTGCCATAAAGAGGAATTACGTTCCAAGAGTCTATAAAGTATTCTGCGTATAAGGATGGCAAATCTGGATCTGAATAAGAAAATTTAGGACGCTCACCTCCATCTTTTGAAAATCCTAACCAAGATGGACCATAAACATCATAATCTTTTCTTGCATTAAATTTATCTTTTAACTGACCCAACTTTTATTCTCCTGATTTTTTAGAAGTTTTATCATCTTTTTTCGCTAACTGACCATTAGTTGGAACTCCATTGCTTGTCGCGGAATCTGTTGTATCACTCATTAACTTGTTAATATATTCTATCGGACTATTCACATTTACATCTAGTTGACCTGTGATTTTACCATTATCACTTGGATTTGGAGTAACTTGATTTTTAACTTTATTTATTTCTGGTGAATATGTCCAAACACACTCTGCAGTTGTATCATATGTTAAATCTTGACTAATTTGATCAGTTGTAGAGAGAACTCTATAGTAACCTGCGATTCCCGGATCTGTTTCTGTGGTTTCGAGACCAAGAGCTTTAAGTGGTACGCAGACATAAGAGTTATATGAAAAAGTGTTATTACCAATCATATTTATGCTCATTCGATAATAATATATTAATACTTTTGAAACACTATTTGCTAATGATTCATAATAATACGCGCTAGCTATTTTTGAATTATCTGTAGCAGAAAAATCTGCATTTTTTATTAATCCACCATCTGCTCCAAATTTTATATGTAAAATACCTTTTTTATTATCTTTTATTTCATCATAAAAAAATTGTGATGAATTATTGTTTATTGTTGGAGCCTGC